ACATCACCGCCTTATAACAATTAAATTGAATAAAAAACGTAATTCGTATATCAATTTTTTTGTTAAGGGAGCTAATAAACTACAATGAAATTTCCAAATAATCTTTATGTGTTGAGGTCTAATAAAGGACTTCAACAAAAAGAGGTATCTGAAGCTATCGGGGTAGTCCAATCTGAATATAGTAAGATGGAGCGAGGCGATAGAAAATTAGGTATCCATCTCGATAAATTATTACAATTTTTCGGTGTAGATGAAGATCGATTATTTACAAATGCCTCACCAATATACCAAAAACCAGTAGAGTATAAGATGCCACCACTAGAGGATTTGCCAATGTATGGCTTGCCCTTACCTAATGGCGGAGAAGGCTTTCAGGTGCAGAAAAAAATGTTCACCCATTGTGCAAGACCTGACTATTTAATAGGTGTTGCATCAGCTTATGCCTGCTTCATGCTATCGGAAAATATGGAGCAAAGATATTTTTATGGAGAAATTTTATTTGTCGATCCGACATTGCAGATAAAAGAAAAGGATTTTGTCGTGGTGCAGATTAAGGCAGGTGACCGCACTGTAGGTCTTATAAGAAAAGTAGCTGAGGTGAGTGATAGACAATTTAAACTGTCAACCCTAAATCCTGACAATACTGAAGTTTTTAAAAATTCAGATATTATAGCTATCCATAAAATAGTGGGTTCTAGATCTAATATAGAATAAAATATATTGCAATATATGCCAATAAGGTATAATCTCTTCTATGAATTAGGAGGAGATAACCTATGGCATATCCATTTTTTGAGAAGTTTGGATTAGACACAAAAAGTCTATCTGAGCGACAAAGTACAATTGGTGGTAGCGATATAACCACCTTAGCTTCAGGTGAACCTGAGCGAATTTTAAAACTATTTCAGCAAAAGACTGGCAAGATACAACCCGATGATCTGACAATGGTTTGGGCAGTGATTATGGGGCATATCACTGAAGAGGCTAATCTTGAGTGGCAAGAGCATTATTTAGACCTGCCCATAATTGACCGCCAAAAAGTATTTAATGGAAAGAAACATCCATTTATGCGGTGTACTGTTGATGGTGTAGTTAAAGGCTATAAGAATAAATTAGCAGTCATTGATGCTAAATTTACTATGGGGCGACCTAAAAGAGATGAGGAATATAAAGACGTTATTCCTCGCTTAGTCAGGTATTACAGCCCTCAGATACACTGGAACGCATATTTAGTCGAAGAAACCACTGGCAAGAAATGTCCTTATGGCTTGCTATCCTTTATTAAAGGCGGTGATCAGCCATCCCTACATGAGATTAAAATTGATCGTGATTATCAGGAAAAATTAATCAACGTGGCTAAGTGGTTTATGGGATGTATCGAAATGGACATAGAGCCAACCGATATACCTACCGCAGAAATACCAATCCCTTTAGAGGATAAAGTGCCAGTAGATATGCAGGCAGATCCTAAATGGAAGGCTTTTGCAGAGCAATATATTCAGACCTTAGGGGCTAATGAAATATTTAAGGATGCCGAAGCCAAAATTAAAAAGCTAGTACCCAAAAATGCGAGTGAAGCATTTGGTCATGGCATATCAGTCAAAGTCGCAAAAAATAACAGTAAGAGGATAACACTATGCAACAGTTAGGTCAGGCAATTAAGCCTATTCCACGATATTCGCAGACAGAAACTGCATCTAAAGAAGAAAATAATATTGCTATGGCTCTCATAGCTTTTCACCAAACTAACCCTCATGTCGTTGAGGATAAAAGAAATCCGCATTTTAGGAACACATATGCCTCACTTGAGAGTGTTATTAAGACAGTCAGAACTGCTAGTCAATTTGGTCTTACGTTCACTCAGGAGATGGATTTTGAAGGGGATATATCTTTTGTACGAACAGTTATGATGCACTCTTCAGGGGCTATGAGGGTTAGCCGAACTAAGATTGTTTCCAAAGATCCTAATGATCCGCAAAAAATGGGGTCAGCTATCAGTTACGCAAAAAGATATGGATTGCAAAGTATTTTCGGACTTTCTTCACCCTCAGAAGACGATGATGGAGAAGTCGCAACAATAAGACCTGAAGGCAATGCTCCCACTTTTGTTCCTTCAGGTAATTCTGCTTCAGGGGGTATTACCTCCTCCAAGCCTCCTGAAGTAGATCTAATTTCACTTATTGACAATGCAAAAACTTTAAAAGAACTGACTGATTTGTATGTCAAACACAAACCAACTGACGACAAAATAATCCAAAAATTCAAAACAAAAAAAGGAGAGTTAAATGGATAATAATAAACCAATGGTAAAATATGGAGTAGATGAATTAACTATTTCCATAAATAAAAATGATCGTAAAACTGAGGATTGGCACTCAGACTATAATGGCAAGTTAGTCATTAATGGCGAAATATTTTATGCCAATGTCTATCAAAAAAATGAGAATTGGATTGCAGGCAAGTTAGTTAAAGCTGATCCGACTAAAGTTAATTCAGGCGGTCAAACTCTAACTAATTCTACTGAACTAAATGATGAAATCCCTTTCTAAATGAAAAGAGAAGAGATTTTACAAACTGCAATAGGGTTGATTAATGGTGATCGGGCAAAAGATTACGGGGATGCCTATGATAACCATAAGAGGATTGCTGAGTTATGGTCAGTTGTTTTTGGAATAAAAGTAACTGCCTATCAGGTGATCCTCTGCCTGATCCTATTGAAAGTGGCTAGACTTATTTATTCTCCACAAAAAACTGATAGTTGGATCGATCTTGCAGGCTATTCAGGGATTGGGGGATCTTTTGAAGAAAAGGTAAAGAATGACAAATAAACCTATTCCAGTTCTTCGCAGAACTAAAGAGCAAGTAGAAAAAGACAATGAAAAATTTTCTAATTGTGTGCAATGCGGTGAGCCTCTTAGGAAGGCAAAACAAAGAAGAGACAGCCCTAAAACTTGCAGTCAATGCCGATATGAGAGATCCAGTGGCAGTAGTGCTATCAGGCTTATATGCAAAAAATTAAAGAAAAGAAAAGTCGCTCCTGCTGAAGATGAAATGATGTTTGAAGATCATCCCAATGGAGACAGTGATAAAGAGGGCAGGGTTATTATTAATCCTACCTTTGTAAACTATGGCATATCACCGCTATCTGAGGTGATTAAAACTTCAAATTATCAATACAAAAAAGGTTCTGCGAGAGATGGCTATAGATACAAAAGGAGTGAGTGATGGAAGTATGTCCACGATGCAAGTCAGCTTGGCGACCAATAATGATAAGGTCTTCTGAACAATGTTCAGTTTGCCAGTTTCAGATAATGATCGATTGCTGTTCAGGAGTTTGTGAAAATGAGCCGATGGAAAAAACCGACAAGACCACAGATAAGTCAAATTCCTCTGATGGATAAGTGCGACTACTGCGGTAAGGCTTTTGATTGGCGATTTGCAGGACTTGTCAATGCCAAAAAAGATAAGTTTTGCGGACACAAATGTTTCGATGATTATAGATTTGAGCAACAAAGGTTAGAAGATGAGTTTAAATCCCTTTGATTATTGCAAATTATGTGGAAAAGAAATGCCACCGAGTATGCACAAACGTCTAAAGCCTTTTATGTGTCCTAACTGCCACGATATGCGAAGAGATGGCAACTATGAAGTTAGCAAGATATTTGATGAATTAAGGGAGAAAAATAAAGACCTACCTGAAGATGATTGGTCTGATCAGAATGTTGAAGTTGAAGACGAGCCACCCCTAAAAAATAAAAGGGGGGCTACATACATCTATAGCAGAAACATTATAGACGATATCTAGCCTAACAATTTCTGCAATATTTTCTCAGCTTGCATTGGACTTCTAGCCTGCTCTAAATCGATAACAGTATAGTGAACCTCAGCAGTCTTAGAGTTCTTAGAGTGACCCATTCTAGCCTTCCTGATATGATCAGGCACTTCACCAATCATGCTAGTGTTAAAGTACTTCCTAAAACCACCAATGCCATAGTCAGGCACTCCTGCGTGTTTGCAGACAGTAGCAATTAATTTTCTCATAGCATTTTGCTCAAATGGTTTTTTACCACTGGCATTAGGGAAAACCCATAAGTCACAATGTGAATTTAACTTCCACTTTTTTAGCAATGTCATAACGTGAGATGGCAAACCTAAAATTCTTTCTCTGAAATTATTTTTAAGTTCCTGAGTATCATATCTATAGACGTTTCTGCTTATAGTTACCTCAGACTTATTAAAGTTAATGTCTTGCCATTGTAAGCCTTGAAGCTCGTTAGCTGACACTCCAGTAAAGGCTGAGAAGGCTATAAATGTATCTAGATATAATGTCTTTTTGACCTTTAATATACTGGCTATATGGTCATGCGAATAACCGCCTCTCTCATTGACAACACCTTTAATCTCTTTTCTGTCGTCAGAGTTACAAGGGTTTCTAGAAATATAGCCCTGATCAACTGCAAATTTCATAACCATATTTAAGGTTTGCACACAATGCCTGATTGATTTGGCGGATAAATCCTTGTTAGCACAATCATCAATGAAGCTGTTAATCTTACCAGTGGTAATCTCTTTGATACTAATACCCTTAAAAAAAGGTGTTAGGTGAAGTCTTAAATGCCTCTCATCATTATCATATGACCTCTGCCTAATACCATTAACTTTCCTGCCAACTGCATCTAATCGCTTTTCTAAGGCAATCTTTGTAATGTCCTCAAACAATGCAACCTCAATTTTTGTTACATGATTTTCAAAGTCAGATATCATAGCTT